CGCCCCATGTTTCTTGTTCCTTCGGCCCCTGATTGTCCCTTTGGGGTGGTTTATTGACAAGTCCCGGCTCCCGGGATAAGGTCGACTTGTAGAAGAAAACGGTTCGTGGCTCATCCGGGGCCCGAAAGGTCAGGGCCCCGGGTTTGACGCGAGAAGGGATTCGATCTTGGGATCGAGCGAAAATAGCCTTCTGGATGGCGGTTCTTGTCCCGTTTCCGCCAGGAACCATAAACGGGTCGGGCGTGCGCGCAGGGTCGTCGGTCACGGCGCTGACGATAGTCGCATTGGCACACAGCCCATGGAGCGATGCAAACCAGAGAGGAACCATGCCTGTGAACCTTCAGGCCCTCGACCTGCTCACTTCATGCTCGCAGCTAGCTCCAATGAAGTCATCGGCGTGCCAGCTCCAGAAGTGTCCCCTTCCCTAGCCTTTAGCATCATCGGCTAGAGCTTCAGGATAAGGGCCCAATCCCCCCGAGCAGGGAAAGAAGGGGCCGTTATGCCCCGAGGGGATTTTTTGGGGGGGTAGGGGGGGTACAAAACCCTAACACTGGGGACAAAATGGGCCTTTTGAAAAATATGCAGCTTCGAATGCTCACGGGGATCCCGGAACTTCCAAGCCGGTCGGGGTTGAGGCATCCTGATGGCTATTTCCAAGGTGAGTTTGGCTTCCTCGAGCCGAAGCCCGAGCCCAAGCAGTACTCCACCGAGATTCTCTCCTTCGAGACCGACACCTCTTGCCCCCGGCCCGGTGTCCGCCCGCCTCCCTGGAAGGTCGATTGACGATCTTGGCCAGCCCTGACTTGACGAAGTGTGTACGCTCAACCAGGTTGAGACCTATCCGTAAGTCAAGCTAAGTCTTTGGGCAGACCCAAGGGGTCGACCAACAAGGCCACGAAGGAGCTTCAAGCCCTCCTTCGGGCGAAATCTGAGCGGATCGACAGTCCCGAGGGCGTCGTGGCCGAGCTGGTGGAGATCGCCAGCTCCCCCGAGGCCCGGGACGCTGACAAGATCAGCGCGCTCGTCCGGATCGCCGACATCCGCAACTACAAGGCGGCCTCGTCGGTGAACCTGAAGAAGGCGACTCGGGAGCAGCTCGAGTCCTTCCTTCACGAGCAGGTCTTGCCGGCGCTGGTATCCGCCGGGGCGATCGTGGAAGTTCTCGATGGCGACGGGGTGGAAGTGGCGGATCCGGATTGATCCCGCCCGATTACTGTCGGATCTGAAGCTCTTCGGGCTGATCCTCGCCTGGGCGCAGGAGTTCAACCGTCGGAAGGCCCACCCCTTCTACGCCTACCAGCCCGACGACCATCCGGAACGTGACCAGCTCGCGTTCCACAAGTCCACGGCGCTGACGCGGGTGGTGTTTGGGGGGAACCAAAGCGGGAAGTCGCGGTGCGTGGCCCAGGAGATCGCCTGGTGGCTCACCGGCATGCATCCCTTCCAGGATGTGCCCCCGGCGCCGCACATCTTCGTCCTTTCGGCCTCCTACCGAACGATCCAGGAAGGGATCTACCGCCACCTGAAGGAGATCCTGCCTGACTGGCTGGTCGAGAAGCCGGGTCCGCTGATCCAGGGGGGGTGGCAGATGCCCTCTTGGATCCAGATGAAGAGCGGGGCGAAGGTTGACTTCGTCTCGGGCGAGGGCCGCGAGGACGCGCGGCGGAAGGTCCAGGCGGCCGAGATCAACCTGGTCGTCGTGGACGAGGAGATCGACGAGATCCTGTGGACCGAGCTCAAGGCGCGCCGGCTGGCCTCGGGTGGGGGGGCGATCGTCGCCGCGACGCTCGTTCGGTGCGAGGAATGGTGCCTCGAGCTCGAGGAGCGGGCCGAGCAGGGGGATCCCGAGGTCGACCTGGTGCGGCTGTCGACCTACGTGGCGCGGGATCGCGGGCACGTCTCGGGCCGGGTGCTCACCGACATGGAGAGCGGGCTGACCGACACCGAGGCCGACGTGCGGTTGAGGGGGGCCTCGAGGAAGTACGAGGGGAAGATCTATCCCGAGTTCGGCAGGGAGCACATCTGCAAGCCCTTCAAGATCCCCCCCGAGTGGACGCGCTACTCGGCGTTCGACCCCGGGTGGCGCACCTTCGCGGTCCTTTGGGCGGCGGTCGATCCCGAGGGGAACTACTACCTCTACCGCGAGATCTACAAGCACGGGGCCCACTACAAGGACGTGGCCCGGGCCTGGTTCGCGGCGAGCGGGTACAAGCACGACGAGAAGGCCGATCGGTGGTACCCGATCCAGGACCACCCCGATCGGGTTTCCACGGTCTGGATCGATCCGTCGGCGTTTGGAAGGTACGAGACTGGCGAGGTCCGCGTTGGGCTTCTTTTCTCGCAACTAGGCATCCCCGTTGCCCCCGCCCGGAACGACGTGGACGCGGGAATCGAGGTCTGCCGGGCCTCGCTCCTTCCAGGGATTTCCGGGGTTCCCCGGATGCGGGTCTTCGACACCTGCGAGAACTTCCTCGACGAGATCCGTCGGTACCGCCGCACGCGGGACGATGGCGGGACGTCGAAGGACGAGCGGAAGGACCGCCCGGTGAAGCGCCGGGACCACCTGCTTGACTGCTGGCGCTACCTCGAGCTCGGGGGCTTGGCGTATCGCCAGCCGATCGACCCGCTTCTTCGCCGGGTCAGGGACGAGGATTTCAACTTCCCCGTGCGAATCGCGACGCCGCTCGGCGAGAGGCTCGAGGAGGCGCACCGGGAGATCGTGAGGAAGCAGAAGTACCCGGATCTCGCCGAGGTCGAGCACATTGGGGGACTCGGTACCGAGTATTGACCATGGATCCAGGCGTCATGGCGTTGGTTTTCCTCGTGGCCTTCTTCGTCCAGTTCGGCGCCTGGGTGTGGTTGTTCTTGCGGATCCATGCCTGGGAGGCCGAACGCGAGGCGGGGTACCTGAAGCTGATTCGCGGGCTCCAGAACCAGCTCTCGGCGAAGGATCTCGCCGGATACATGGCGCTTCAGAACCACGACCGGAAGATCGATTCCCCACCCTCGAACGGTCGACCCGCGTCCTACGAGGATGATCGAACGCCCGGGCTGTTGATGGGTACCGGCTAATGGAAGAGCGGCAGTACAAGTGGGAGTCGATGTCGATCAGCGAGGTCGACTTCAAGGAAGATGCCGATATCGTCGCCTTCTGTGAGTCGAGGTGGGAGCGCCGCGAGGAGCACCGCGCGAACCTCGAGCGCCAGTGGTACGAGAACATAGCCCAGTTCCTTGGCTACCAGTACCACTACTACGACACGTCGACCGGCATGCTGCGCTTGCCGAAGGCGCCGCGTGGTCGGGTGCGGCTGGTGGCGAACAGGCTCGCGATCGGGCCGAGGAAGAACTGCGCGAAGCTCCTTCGCACGCGCCCGCAGTGGGAGACGATCCCAGCGAGCGCCGACACCGAGGACGCCCACGTCGCGGACATCGGGAAGCGGGCTCTCAGGTACTACTGGCGCTACCTCGAGATGGACGAGGAGCTGATCGCGGCGGCCATGTGGCTCTTCACCACGGGCAACGTGTTCTTCAGGACGTACTGGGACCCCATGAAGGGTCCCGAAATGGACATGAGCGAGGAGGGTGGCGAGCCGCAGATCGCCCACCTCGGGGACCTGTGCGTCGAGTCGGTGAGCCCGTTCGAGGTCGACATCGACCCCGAGGCGACGTCGATGAAGAACGCGACGCACCTGATCCACACGAAGCTCAGGAACAAGAAGTACCTCGAGGAACGCTACGGGAAGAAGGGCCTCCTCAAGGACGCGAAGGACGAGTGGAACCTGACGCAGTATTACCAGCGCAGGATCCAGACCATGAGCGGTCCCTTCGCCACCGAATCGAAGAACCAGGACGAGGAAGAGAACTCCACCTTGACCCACACGGTCATGGTGAATCCCACGGTGTCGTTTCCCCGTGGATGGTACGCGATCGTGGCCGGGGGCCGGGTCCTCGCGAAACAACCCAATCTACCTCCCCCACTCAACGAGATCCCATATTCCCACGCGAAGGAGATCCATGTCCCCGGCCGCTTTTGGGGGTTGAGCTCGCTCGAGAGCTGCATTCCGCTCCAGTCCGACTACAACAAGGCCCGCTCGCAGCTGATCCAGGTGCGGAACCTGATGTCGAAGCCCAAGTGGTTCAACCCACAGGGTTCCGGCGTTTCCGAGACCGCCCTCACCGAAGAGATCGGCGAGGTGATCGACCACGCGCCGGGCTTGAAGCCCGAGGCTTGGCATCCCCCCGAGATCCCGCAGTACGTCATCAAGACGATCGAATACACGTTGCGCGACATGGAGGATCTCCAGTCGATCCACGAGGTCACGCAGGCGCGGGCGCCGAGCGGGGTGCGCACGGGCGTCGCGATCAACGCGCTCCAGGAGATGGACGACCAGACCCTCGCCCCGACGTTCCACTCCTTCGAGCGCGCGCTCGCGAGGATCGGCAGCTGGGCGCTCCAGCTTCTCGCCCACAACGTGACCGAGGAGAGGATCATCCGGATCGTCGGGACCTCGAAGGAAGTCGAGGCTATGGAGTTCATCGGGAAGAGCCTCTACGGTCCGAACGCCGGGAAGCCCGGGGCGAACTACTTCGACGTCGATGTCCAGACGGCGAGCGGGTTCCCGACGGCGAAGGGGCAGCGCCAGGCCATGGTGGTCGACCTCGTGAACTCGGGGATCCTCAACCCGCAGACCGATCGTAGCCTGATCCTGCGGGCGCTCGAGATCGGGAGCGAGGAGCCGATCTTCAACACCGAGCAAATGGACCGTCAGGCGGCGATGCGCGAGAACCGCCAGATGATCGAAGGCATGCTCGTCGCGATCAAGCCGTGGGATGACGACAACATCCACCTTGACGCGCACACGCTCTTCGAGAAGTCACCCGAGTTCTCGCGCATCGCGTCCGCCATGCCGGACATGATCGATATTTTCGAGCAGCACAAGAACCAGCACGGAATGCGGTTGCAGCAGATGCAAATGGCCATGATGCCGCCGCCCCAGATGGGTCCGCCCCCGGGACCCGGCATGGGTCCGCCGCCCGGGGGGCCCATGTGATGTTGGTTCAAGACAGCGCCCAAGTGGCAGAAAGGTCGGGCATGGCAGAGGAAGGGGAAACGATTGGTGGACGATTCGAGCAAGCGACGAACAGCGCGTTTGAGAAGCTTCAAGCACTCCCTGATGAGGAAACACCGGAACCGGAAAGCCCGGTTGAGCCGGAACCCTCATCAGCCCCAGAACCCACCCCGGGACCAGGAGATGGAGGAGAGCCAGTAGTCGAGCCGACGGCCGAGGAGAAGGCCGCGATCGAGGCTTACTACAAGGACCAGTGGGATGGGCGGGACATCGCGCTCAGCCGCGAGCAGGTTCGCGAGCTCGTCAACTTCGGCCTGAACGCCTACCGGGATGCCCAGCTCGCGAAGGGGCAACCCGTCGAGCCGGCCCAAGGGGCGTCGACCCAGGAGCCGAAGGCCGACGCGGTAGAGTTCAAGACCGCCGAGGATCTCACGAAGTACATCGAGAAGAAGATCCAGGAAGCGGTGAACCCCTGGAAGGAGAAGGTCGAGCTGAGCGAGCGCAACGCGATGCGCCAGGAGATGATGACGGCGGTGAATTCCGCGCTCGACAAGGTTGAGGGGTTCAAGGATCTGAACGGCCACCCACGCTACGGACGCGTGTTGAAGAGTTTCCTACTGACGCTCCAGGGCGCCAACCCGGATTCCTCGTGGGAATCGACCTCGGGCATTCTCAAGGAGACGTTCGACGCCTACGCGAAGGCACAGAAGCAGGAGTACATCCAGCAGAAGATTTCCCAGTCGCAACACAAGGTCGAGGGCCAAGGTGGCGGGACGCCATCGAAGCCCCCGACGAAACCACAAGCACGGGACCTATTCGACGGCACCGTCGAGAAGCGAGCCATGGAACGCCTGGCTCGATCGATGGCCGCCGAAGCGTAGGTCCGTAGTTCCGAAAGGGGCAGTTAGATGGGCGCAAGTCTTTCGACCATCGGTGACATTCTCAAGATCGATTACATGCCTCCCGTGATCGAGGCCCTCAACAACACGAACTACTTCTGGAAGAAGGTCCAGAAGTGGACGAAGCCGTGGAGCGGTCTTCAGGTGAAGCTCCCGGTCCACATCTCGCGGAACGTTGGCGTCGGCCCCCGGGCCGAGGACGCCGCCCTCCCGAGCGCCGGGGCGCAGGGATGGGACACCCTCGACTACACGGCCAAGTACTTCTACGGGACGATCCGGCTCACGGGCCAGGCGCTCGCCTCGACGAAGGGCTCGGCCGGGTCATTCGTCAGGATCCTCCAGGCGGAAATGTCCGGCCTCACGAAGGACCTGAAGCGCCTCTGCTCGCGCATGTGCTTCATGGACGGGTCGGGCATCTTGACCGTCTGCGGGACCACGTCCAGCTCGGCGAACATAGAGGTCGAGTCGACGAAGTTCCTCCAGGTCGGGATGCCGATCGAGATCCGCGCGATCTCGGGCGGAACGGCCGTCGCGAACGGAACGTCGACCACGGTCTCCTCGATCACCGATTCGGACACGTTCGTCAACTCGGCTGGAGCCGTGGACACCACCTCGTCGCACGCCGTCTTCCTCACCGGATCCAGGAACGGATCGAGCTGGGGGACCCGGTATGACACGTGGGGCCTCGCGGCGCTCGTCTCGAACTCCAACCCCTCCACCTACGGCATCACCGAGACGATCGGTGGCGTCACGCGGACGGGGAACGCCTGGCACCAGGCCAACTCGCTCACCAATAGCGGCACCAACCGCGACCTCAAGCTCAACCTGCTCCAGCAGGCCTACGACGAGAGCGAGATCGAGGGCGCGGTCGAGCCGGGGCTCATCCTCACCAACCACGCCGGGAAGCGCGTCTACGGGGATCTCCTCGTGGCGGACAAGCGATACCCGGCCGGCGGCGAGATCAAGCTCGACGGTGGGTACTCGGCCCTCGAGTTCAACGGCGTCCCCATGGTGGCCGACCGCGACTGCTGCGAGGCCGGCTATCCCCAGCAGCTCAACGGCTACTACTTCCTCGACATGACCTCGATGGCGCGGTTCGTCCTCGAGGACTGGCAGTGGATGCAGAAGGACGGGGCGATCCTCTCGCGGGCCGTGTCCGCCGGGGGAACCCAGACGACCTACCAGGGGAAGACGGACGCCTACGAGGCGGCGATGTTCAGCTACTTCGACATCGGCGTCAAGAAGTCGAACTCCAACACCTGGCTCGGCGACATCAACGAGGATTCGTGACATGCCAATTCGCAACAGGAACCTTGACCGCGCATCGCGAAAGCGCGTCTTCACCTGGAGGGTCGATCTCGATGGCGCGGCGGACACGCCCGGCGTGCTCGTCGATCCCGAGAACGACATCGAGGTGAAGCGCGTCGACATCGTCTATTCGAAGGCCACGAACGACGGGACGGTCGACAACGTCCTCGTCGGGACGGCCGCCGATGACGATCACTACGTGGCCTTCACCCCCGTGGCCTCCAAGGACCTCGGGACCGTCGCGGCGGCGACGCTTCTCAACACCACCCTGCTCTCGGCCGGAACGTCGCTCCACGTGACGCGGGCCGGGACCTCGGGGAATAACACCGGGGAAGTGACCGTCGTCGTCCACTACGAACTCGTCGACTCGACGAGCGGATTCCAGATGTGATGACCGATACCCTCCCATCCTACGCGCCGCAGATTCTTCGACGTGGATCGTTCGCCGGGGTTTCCCCGCCGGCCAAGCTCGACGCGGCTTTCTTGCGGAAGCTTCGTCGGTTCGACCCCGAGCTCGAGTGCCACTGGCATCCGAAGCTCGAGCACTGGGTGCTCTACAGGGTCAAGGCCCGTGGCGGCGTCCCGGCGGACGACATCCTCTTCAAGGAATTCGACGTGACCGGGAGGGGCGGCCAGTACCGGACGCCCGGCCCGTGGCTGATCGACCTGCTTCGCGGTTTCGACAAGACGCGATGTGGGTCGATCCACCCGGGTCGGGCGAACCGCGAGTACCTGAAGCATCTGGACCGACAACACGAGAGGGAGCAAGCGGAAAAGGACAAGGAAGAGGAAACCATCTCGGAAAACTTCGCGAACGACTGCGCGAAGTACGCGATGGGACGCCACAGCCTCCACGTGAACAGGACATGACATGGATGCGCTATTTACCAAACTGTTGGAGCTGGCGCCGGCCTACGGGGCGGTGGTTTTTTTGGTCCTGAAATTCATGTCGTCGAAGAAGGATAGCGACGACCGCCAAGAGCGCATCTCGAAGATGTTCTCGGACAATTTGCGAGACCAGCGCGACAAGTTCGAGAAGGTCATCGGTTCGTGCAGATTGGCGCAGGGAAACTTCAGCGAGGCGCTCGTAGCGAACACGAACGCGCTCCATGCGGTCAAAGAGGAGCTTAGCTTTTTTCGTCCCGGAAAACCGGCGAGAGGAGGTGCTTCATGAGGCTGTTAGGCGTTTGTGTGGGTGTGCTCTGGCTCTTGCTGCTTACGTCATGTCAGCAACCCAACAAGCTGATGATGGAGACGTTGAACGAGAGCTGGGCAAAGATTCAGCCGTGGGCTGTCCAGGGTGTGGAATGGGACGAATCGCTCGACGCGGCGCAGAAGGAGCTACGGAAGTCGCTGATAGCCGACTTCGGCGCGACGCTCCAGAAGGGACTTGAGAATGCCAGATAGCGAAGTCCTGCTCCAAGAAGCCGCGCTGAGGGCGTGGGACGTGGTCTTTGGGAACGTCACGCGCTTGCTCGGCGACCAGCTTTCTACCGCGCAGATGCATCGGCTCGAAACGCTCAAGGCGCAGTTTCAGACGTTCTGGATGCATGAGCCTGGACCGCACTATGAGGAAGACCTCGAGATAGTCAAGGCCAGGGTCCGACACGTTGTCGCAGACGCGATGCTCGACGCATCGGCGGCGCTGAGTCAGACGGTCCAGTCGGTGCTCGAGATAGCAGTTGAACTCGCCGGGGCGCTGATTCAGAGGTTGCGGGTGTGACATGCCGATCCGAAGTCGAAACGTGGATCTCTCGAACCTCCACGGCGGCCTGGGAGCCGCCGGCGGCTACGTGTCCGTCGAGGATCACGGCGCCTTGCCCAACGGCGTCGACTGCACCGAGAAGATCCAGATGGCGATCGACACGGCCCAGTCCGAGGGCAAGTTCACGTTCATCCCGCCGGGGACCTACACCACTTCTGGCGCCCTGACGATCTACACGGGCTCGAGGATCGTCGGCGCCGGGAGCGGGATCACGACGATCCGGAACCTGACCTCGAACGTGTTCACCACGTCGCTCGTCGGGGCCGAGACGCACTCGGATGGTCTCGAGGTGTCCCACCTAGGGTTCCTCGGGCCGAACAACTCGACCAACTCGCAGGTGGCGATCCTGCTCGACTCGTGCCGCAATGCGAGGCTGAACGACATCTACGTGCGGCAGTTCCGTCACGCCGTGAAGCTCACCGACGCGAGCTACTGGAACAGCGTGCGGGACCTCATGGCGTACCGATGCGGGACCATGGTGCGCCTGGACGACTCGGCCTCGAAATGTAACGCGAACCGGTTCTACAACCTCCTGTTCGAGGATTCTGGTCTTTGGGATCTCGACGCGATCGAGATCTGCGGCTACGGGAACCACTTCTTCGGCGTGTACGCGACCTACCCGGGGGCGAACTCGATCATCCGGTTCATCGCGGTGAACGCCGGCCAGAACGAGTTCTTCGGCCTCTACGGCGAGGGGGGAAGCCTGAGCTACATCGTGGATCAGGGCTCGGGTGGGAACGGCTCCTCCCCGACCTACCAGAACCACGTCTGGGGCTACTGGGACGACGGCGTCCACACGATCCTCTCGACGAGCGCCTGTACGACGGTCCAGGTCTTGCAGCAGAACAAGCTCCTTGAGTGGACGACCGTCCCGGCCTCGGCCGGCGCGACGGGGCGCCCGGGCCAGGTGGCGCAGGGATCGAACTTCCTTTACGTATGCACGGCCGTGAACACCTGGGAGCGCGTGGCTACGGCCACCTGGTGATTATCTGGCTTGATGTTTTCATCGTGATCCATACCAAAAAGCGACGAGGGCACTGACAACGTGTGGCACTTCACGGCGAGCAGCTCGGCGGTGACCAAGGATTCCCTGTCCTTCACGGGATGGACCCTGTTCCTCAACGCCCCAGCCGGCAGCGATGTTGAATACGTCTTCGATTGCGCGACCGCCGGGTACAAGCTCTACAAGTCGGCCGCGAACACGATGACCCTCGAGGGCGATGGGTATTCCGAGACCTACGACGTGACAGGCCTTTGGGTGGCCGGCGCATGGGTCCACGTCGCGGCCGTCGTCGTCAAGGCGAGCGACACGCTCAAGCTATACATCAACGGGAGCGAGGTCTCCTCGGCCTCGACGGCGGGCACCTGGGGGTCGAACTCCCCGGGGACCTTCTACCTTGGGACCGACACGACGGCCACCTACACGCTCGATGGCTACCAGTGCCACGTCGCGCTCGCCAACCGGGAGCTTACGAGCACCGAGGTCGGGAAGCTCGCGGCTGGCGCCCCGCCGAACGAGGTCGCCTCGGGGGACCTGACGGCCTACTGGCGGATCGGTGACGACCTGACGTCCCTGGCCCCGGGAGGCTATTCGCTTACGGCCGTGGGCACCCAGGGGAAGATCTCCTGGCCCTACAAGATCGCGAGCCGCTCGCCGAGGGACGCCTTGGTCACGGCGCAGAACCCGGTCGTGAAGGAGGGCTTCGAGGGGATCGGCTTCGAGAACTCGGGGTGGACGATTGTCGCTGAGGGGACGAACGACGTCGACGAGGACGTCATGCCGCCGGGATCCCCGTCGTGGGCCGGCGTCAGGTGCCTCAGGCTTCAAAAGTCGGCGGCGACCGACACGGTCTGCTGTAAGCGGGCCCTGACGTGGACCTCGGGTAGGCTATGGGTGCGCATGGCCTTCAGGTACGATGACTCGACCGGCGCGAGTCCGCATCTCTTGATGTTCAAGCGTACGGGGAACATCAACCCTTCCGCGTACGTCTGGGTATGGAACGACACGCTTCGGTACACGCGCTACCAGACCGGCGAGTCCGCCGACTACTCGTGCGACGAGAACTCAATCTCGATCACCGATGGCGAGTGGTACGAGCTCTTGCTCCACGAGGACATCGGGACGGGCTACTGGTTCATCAAGATTGACAACGTGATCGCCGGCGAGGCTGGCATCTCGGTGTCCGACCTTGGCTCGTCCGGGAACGCCCCCCTCGTTTACACGACGGACCAGGTCAGCCTCTTCGCGCACGCTGCCGTCGCCGGATCGGCTTCCCAGTGCGACCTCTACTACGGCGCCTTCGAGATCCGAACGGACCGCGAACCTTCGCCCCTGAGGGAAGAGGGCGTGGTGTTCCGCGAGGGGTTCGAGACGGGGTACGAGGGGTCCTGGAGCGAGACCGGGAGCGAGGACGCCGACACGTACTTCGACGAGGCGGCCACGCGGCCGACTTACGCCCCCGAGGAGCTTGGGACATACTCGCTTCAGGTGAAGCACGCGAACGGCGACGATGAGATCTATGTCTCGCGCACCTTGAGCGCGGTGCTTTCGAAGTCCTTCACTCGCGTGTACTTCATGCCGACGACGCTCAGCTCGACGGCGATCCTCTACGTCCAGGGCTACGGCGCCTCGGCGACGACGTGGTACTGGCTCATCAACAACACCTACATCAAGCTCTACGCCCACGACACGTCGGGCTGGGTGCAGGTGGGGAGCACCACGACCGTGGACCCGACGGGCGCGGCTTGGTGTCTCGAGGTTCTTTGCGACGTGATCGGCGACAAGTGCGAGGGGCGGATCAATGGGACGTCGATCGGATCCACGACGTGCGACTGGGATCGTGGCGGCCTGAAGACGCTCCATCTGGGTCACTGGAGCTCTAGCACCGGCACGGACGACACGCTCTACGACGCGATCGAGATTCGAACGGATCGGTGGCCCGGGACGTTGCCAAATTTTGGAGACTCAAAGATGATTTCCTGGACGGAAAACCAGACCTTTCACACCTCGGCGACGTTGTATGCCGGTCAGACCGCCGAGGACACGTTGGACCTGGCCAACGGCAACATGGACCGGGCGCTCGTGATCCAAACGCTCACGTTCGACACTCCCCCGACGGACGGGCACGTCGAGATCGAGTCGTTCTTCTCGGTGGATTCCGGGACGACGTTGACGTCCTTCCCCCGCAAGAAGCTCGTCGGGTGGCGGGACGTCGGCGAGAAGCTCATGACTTCGCTTGACTTCGAGGAACCTTACGTGAAGGTTCTGACCAAGAATTTGACCAACCAGGATTGCACCTACGTCGGCCTGTACGCCGGCCGGCAGCAGTCCTAATCAGGAGGGGCAGATGGCCATCATTCACAACATCACCAAGAAGAAGGCTTCGACGGACGTCACCCTGTACGTGTACTGCCAGAACTCGTCCACGGGCGCCGCGCTCACCGGGCTCGCGTACGACACGGCGAGCCTCGCGTGCTACTACACGAGGGCCGGGGCGGCCGACGCGCAACTGACCCTCGCGACGCAGACGGACACGGGTGCCCACAGCGATGGCGGGTTCGTCGAGATCGACGCGACCAACTCGCCCGGGATCTACCGACTCGACCTTTCCGATGCCGTTTGCGCCACGGGCGTCAACGACGTCATCCTGGTCTTGAAGGGCGCGGCGAACCTCGAAGCCACCGTCCTCAACATCCAGCTCGTGGACAACACGGCCGGGGACATCGTGACGCTGATCGGGAGCCCCGCCGCCGACCTGGGCGCGGACATCGCCGCCGTCAAGGGCGACACCGCAGCGATCCTCGTCGACACGGCCGACATGCAGCCGAAGCTCGGGACCCCGGCGGCGGATGTGTCCGCTGACATCGCGGCGGTCAAGAGCGACACGGCGGCTGTCCTGACCGATACCGGCACGACCGGCGTCGCGACGACGACCGCCATCGGGATCAAGAAGAACACGGCGCTCGCGAACTTCATGTTCGTCATGCGCTCCTCGACCACGCATGACCCGGTCGCGGGAAAGAGCGTCACGGGCCAGGTCTCGATCGACGGCGCGGCCCTGGCTTCCTTGACCAACTCGGTCAGCGGGATCTCCAACGGGATCTACAAGGTGAGCCTCCACGCGGACGATACCAACGGTGACACGCTCCTCTTCCGCTTCAGCGCCACCGGCTGCGATGACACCCTGATCTTCGCGAGGACCCAGTCGTGATCCTGACGTTTCCAAGGCAGTGCGAGGCGAGCTCGGCTACCCCCGGGCTCTTCCAACTCGGGTTCGAGACGGCCAGCGAAGCGGTCGCCTCACCCGTGATCGCCCTCCACCAGTCCGCCTGGTATGGCGATTCCTGGCTCGAGAATCAGGAGCTCCTCGAGGGCACCTCCCTCGCGCCGGGTGAATCCGTGACGACCCACATCAACCTCGCCGTCAGGCAACTCTCGACGGCCGAGGCGCACGTGTACCTGACGCCCACGAGCGGGCCGGGGTCCGGGTGCGTCACGATCCAAGTGTTCCATTCCGTCGACGGGGGGGTCACGTACTCCACCTTCGCGGTCAAGCCGGACTACTCGATACCGCACAACGTCGTGGGGAGGACCCCCGTCGTGCCGGTCCCGATCAACTCGGCCGCCGCGCAGATCATCGTGACCAACTCGACGAACGCCGCCGTGACGTGCGCGATCAAGTACGCGGGGCGGTACTCAAGCTAAGCAAGGACCGGGCGGGTCTCGGCCCGCCCGGGTTTCCAACCCATGGCAGACTTCCCGCTCCACTACGGCGGAAGGATCGAGACGCTGGGGGCCAACACGAGCGCGTCGCTGGGGACCGCCGTGACGAGCGGTGCGGCGAACACCAAGGGGTCGTGGGCCGAGCTCTCGGCCTCGATCCCCAACGATGTCATCGGCTTCTGGCTTTGCTTCCAGTATCCCGAGACGTGGCGCTACATGGTCGACGTCGGCGTCGGATCCGGGCCCTCGACGCTGATCTCGAACATCTACTGGCACATCCGGCCCAACTCGGTCAGCACCCACATGTGGATCCCCCTGGCGCTCCCGGCGGGTGAGGCCCTGAGCCTTCGCTGCCAAAGCGGTGGCGCCTCGCGGGTGATCTACGCCACGGTGCTCGCCCAGCGGTCCGGTTTCTGCGCCGCTCGGCCCTTGGCGCTTTCGGACACCTACGGCTGCACGACGGCGACGACCGTGGGCGTGAGCGTCGATCCCGGCGGGACGATCAACACGAAGGGCTCGTGGACCGAGATCACCTCCTCGACGACGAACGAGCTCAGGGCGATCACGCTCATGGTCGGGAACGGCAGCGACTCGACGACGCCGACGATATCGAACATGGCATGGCTGTGCGACATCGGCGTGGGGTCAGCCGGGAACGAGGTGGCGATCGTCGGGAACCTGCCGCTCTTCGCCGGGGACGTCGTGGACGTGAACCACCAGGCGGCGGTGGGCCCGTTCGACGTGGCGATCCCTGCCGGGACGCGGATCTCGGCGCGTCTTCAGTGCAACGTCAACGATGGCTATCGCTCGCAACGACTCGCCATCCTTGGTTTCCGATGAAGTGATTGGTAAGGGGCAATTAAATGGCAAGTGAAGTATCGGCCGGGTCCCAGACGGCCGTCATCTCGACGGAACACACGCTCGACACCCAGACGTCGATCGGGACGTACGTGCTCAAGGTGAACGTCTCGAACATGGTCGACGGCGACGTGCTCGAGCTGCGGGTGAAGACGAAGGCGCGGAACGCGGACGCCGCCGCCGAGGTCGAGTACCTCGCCACCTTCGCGAACGCGCAGCCCGTTGCCGTGGTGAGTTCGGTTCCCGTCTTGAGCTCGAACACGGTGTTCACCCTGAAGCAGACGGCCGGGACGGGGCGGGCCTACACCTGGAGCGTGAATTCGGTCTAATGCGTGGCGGAAGTGGGACGATACGGTACCTGACGATCCAGGCCCCGAGCGGCAGCGGGCACGACTACCACCTTTTTGGCGGTGGCCTGATCGATTATTCGGTCTCGCCCGAGCTGCTCGAGCCGGCTGGCGGATACTCCCAGACCACGTACTACACCGGCGGGCTGGGCGCGGCCAAGCGGCTCGGTCGCGGGCTCGCCTGGGCGATCCTTTGGACGTTGTGGTGTCTCAATGCTTGTGCTTAAGAAGAGCGAATCCACCGCCGCGAGGCGGCGCGTCCCGATCCACCTGGTGGACGCCACCG